ATACATTTATATATATTCTTTCCATAATCATCTTTAATTTGTATTACCGCGGCTGCACCACCTGGGCCAGGATTGCCACTTACTGCACCATCAGTATAAATAATATATTTCAATTTAAAAAATTCTCCTTTTCTAAATCTAATTCATTATCTTCTTCGTAAAGAATAGTATAACAATAAAAAGTATTATCATAATACATATAAGCATTAAATTTCCAATCAAACCATTTACTATGATTAATAATATTAGATAATTCTTTTTCACATTCATCTTTACTAATACTATCAATAATTTTACATTTAACCATATTTTACCTTCTTTCTTTTTTTTCTACTAATATTATATCAAATTTTATAATAAAAGTCAAACATTATCTAAATATTGTACTTTTTATAGTAAAATTTCACTTTATTTAGTAAAGAATTTGACATTCTATACTATATTTGGTATAATTTTAATAGAGGTGAAAAATATGATTATAAAGCGAAACGGAACTAGAGTTAAGTTTGATAAATCTAAAATCGAAAAAGCAATTTTAAGCGCTAATAAAGATGTAGATGAAATTGATAGAATTTCTATTGAGGACACTAAAGAAATTGCTAATTATATAGAAGAAAATTATGATTCTGATAATTGTGATTTTGGTGTCGAAGAAATACAAGATTTAGTAGAAGAAGATTTAATGGATTATGGTTATACTAAACTTGCTAGAGAATATATAAAGTATAGATATAAAAGAAAATTAATTAGAAAAGCAAATAGTACAGATGAAAATATACTTGGTATAATTGATTTATGTAATGAAGAAATAAAAGAAGAAAATTCAAATAAAAACCCAACTATTTTATCTACACAAAGAGATTATATGGCCGGAGAAGTAAGTAAAGATTTAACAGAAAGATTATTATTACCAAAAGAAATTATTAAGGCTCATAAAGAAGGTATTATTCATTTTCATGATATGGATTACTTTGCACAACATAGTCATAATTGTGATCTTATAAATCTTGATGATATGCTTCAAAATGGTACTGTAATAAATGGTCGTGCGATTCATAAGCCCCATAGTTTTAGAACTGCTTGTACTATTATGACACAAATCGCAGCCCAAGTAGCAAGTGTACAATATGGAGGTCAAAGTATGAGTTTAACACATTTAGCACCTTTTGTAAGAATTTCTAAAGAAAAAATTACTAAAGATGTAGAAAAAGAAACTCAACTTATGAATCCATTTGGTAATACTCAATATAGTGAAGCTGCAAAAAATGAAATTATTAATAAAAGATTAAAGGAAGAAATTACTGCTGGAGTACAAACTATTCAGTACCAAATTGAAACAATAATGAGTAGTAATGGTCAAAGTCCTTTTATTACTTTATTTATGTATTTAAATGAAACTGAAGAGTATAAAGAAGAGCTAGCAATGATAATTGAAGAGGTTCTTAAACAAAGATACGAAGGTATTGAAAATGAAAAAGGTGTAAAAATTACCCCAGCTTTTCCTAAGCTTATTTATGTTCTTGAGGAAGATAATATTACTGAAGATAGTAAATATTGGTATTTAACTGAATTAGCAGCTAAATGTTCAGCGCGTAGATTAGTACCAGATTATATTAGCGAAAAAATGATGAAAGAGCTTAAAGGTGATGTTTATACTTGTATGGGTTGTAGAAGCTTCTTGACTCCAGACCGATTTACCGATAAAGGAGTTGGTAATATTGCTAATGCAAAGAATTATAAAGAAAATCAACATAAATATTATGGTAGATTTAATCAAGGAGTAGTAACAATTAATCTTCCTGACGTTGCATTAAGTGCTCAAGGCGATTATAATAAATTTTGGAAAATATTTGATGAAAGATTAGAATTATGTTATCAAGCATTAATGTATCGTCATAATAGATTAAAAGGAACAATTTCAGATGTTGCTCCTATTCTTTGGCAAAATGGCGCTTTAGCACGATTAAATAAGGGAGAAACAATAGATAAACTTTTATTTAATGGTTATAGCACAATTTCGCTTGGATATGCTGGTTTATATGAATGTGTAAAAGCCATGACAGGAGAAAGTCATACTAGTCAATCTGGTAAACCTTTTGCTTTGGAAGTTATGCAACATATGAATGATAAATGTAATGAATGGAAAGCCAAAACTAATATAGATTTTAGTTTATATGGTACTCCACTTGAAAGTACTACATATAAATTTGCTAAATGTTTACAAAACAGATTTGGTATAATAAAAGATATAACTGATCATAATTATATTACAAATTCTTATCATGTAAATGTTAGAGAAGAAATTGATGCTTTCACAAAACTTAAATTTGAATCCGAATTTCAGGCTCTTTCGCCCGGTGGTGCAATTTCATATGTTGAAGTTCCAAATATGCAGGATAATATCCCAGCAATTTTGCAAGTTATAAAATTTATTTATAATAATATTATGTATGCAGAATTAAACACCAAGAGTGATTATTGTCAGTGCTGTGGTTATGACGGCGAAATCGTTATTAAAGAAAAAGAAGATGGATATTTATATTGGCAATGCCCGAATTGTGGAAATACTGACCAAAATAAAATGAGCGTAGCTCGAAGAACTTGTGGGTTGACTAATAGGCCCACATTAAATCGCTTAAATTGCGGGAACATCCTTAGAGCTTAAACAACCAAACATAAATAGTAATATATTATGCGGCGAATAGTAACGGATTCGGTATGGTAAAATCGTTTAAGATTGGACAATCAAACGCAGCGAAATCTCCTACTAGGAGAGACGTTCAACGACTATAATAGCGAACGTAAGTATTGTATAGTCTAAACCCGTAAAAAGTATCGGGAAACCGAGGGTATAATTGATATTGGATCACAATTTTGGAATCAGGGTAAGAGACAGTCTAGCCCTTATCTACTTTTCCGCCTCATCAGCGGGGTCACGATACGTGGCTAACGAGGTAGTCTGACCAAGTAAAGTTGAAGATAATCTCGTGGGAAGCTTAATTTTAAATTAAGAACCTGTAACGACTATTCCCTTTGTCGGGAAGTACAACTTTTATTGATACAAAGTTGGAAAAGGTAGACGGATTTATCCGAAGAAATAGTCTGTACTCTTAGAAATAAGAGGTTATTATGAGGACTCAAGAAATAAAAGATAGAGTTTTACATTTATAAAATTAAACGAAGGAAAGTATATGGAAACATTTCTTTATACTTTCCTTCTTTTTATTTCACTTATAATTAGAGGTGAGAATAATTTATAATATAAACAAAGATACAATGATTATTTATAAAATTGAGAATAAAATAAATCACAAAAAATATATTGGATATACTACCCATACCTTAGAATGGAGATGGAAAAGACATTTGAATGTAGCCTATAATCCAAATTCAAAAGATTATAATGAAGTTTTTAAAAGAGCGATAAGAAAATATGGTAAAGAAAATTTTGAATTAAGTATAATAGAAAAATGCGATACAATTGAAGAATTAAAAGAAAAAGAAGTCTATTGGATTGCCAAATATAATACTTATATAGGGAATAAACAATCTTGGGGTTATAATAGCACCAAAGGAGGAGACGGAGCACATGGCTATGGCGTAACTCCAGTTAGTCAATTTGATATACTAAGTGGTAAATTAATAAAAAAATATAATAACCAAACAGATGCCATTATAGAAAATTGTAAAGGTATTAATGAAAGTTGCAGAAAATCAGATAAACCATTAACTGTTAATGGAACTTGTTTTTTCTACACAAAAGATGTTGAAAACTTAACAGAAGAACAAATAGTAGAAAAAGTTCATAATAGATACCCATATTTACTGTATCAATTAGATTTAGAAGGCAATTTCGTAAAATTATGGAGAAATACTTCAGAACCAAATAAAGAGTTAGGATATAATAGTGGAAACATAATTATGGTATGTAATAATCAAAGAAGAGAGGCTAATGGATACCAATGGTGTTATCAAAAAAATTTAAAAGACAGAATTAATAAGCCAATTAAAGAAATTAATTATAATAAAAATATAGTAATTCAATATGATAAAAATGGTAATTATATAAAAGAATGGAACTCAATTAGAGAAGCTGCAAATACGTTGAATCTACAAGAATCAAAAATAAGTAATTGCTGTAAAGGTATAAGAAATCATACGGGAGAATTTCAATGGCGTTATAAAGAAGATTATGTAGATAAACTTACTCCATTAAAATTATATAAAAAGGTTAAATGTATTGAAACTGGAGAAATTTTTGATACTACAAACAAAGCTGCAAAAGCTTATGGTGTTGCGCACGCAACTATGAAAAATGCTTGCGAAGGAAAAAATACTAAATTAAAATATCATTTTAAGTACTTTTTGTAAATTTAATAAAGTTTAAAGTCAAGAATAAAATCTTGACTTTTTTCTTTATTTATACTATAATATTATTAAGTAAAGGAGTTGATAATTATGGAAGAAAAAGATAATTTAAATAAAGCAAGATGGCTAATTTGTAGTGATGGTTATTATCCTTATTGTTCTCGTTGTCTTCATGAATCTCCTTCTGGACAAATGACGTATTATTGTCCTATATGTGGCGCTAATATGAAAGATAGTTTACAAGAACATACAGATAAGATTAAAAAATGGATAAAGGAAAATCCTGATAATAAACTTTTAAAAAATTCTAAATTTTGTTCTTCAACTAGTGATCAATTTTCAGATAGTTATATTATTAATATTACATATAATAAGAAAGGTAATATAAATGATTAATTTAGATGAACAACAAAAAAAGGTAGTTTATACCGATGTTCCTAAAGCAATAGTCGCAGCGGGAAGTGGATGTGGAAAAACAAGATGTATTATTGAAAGAATAAAATTTCTTCTTTCTAATGGTTATGAAGCAAAAAATATATATGCAATTACTTATACAAACGCGGCCGCTGAGGAAATGAAAAGTCGTATAAATAATAGTGCAGATTGCTTTATTGGAACAATTCATTCTCTTGCAAATAGAATTTTAATACAAAATGGTGTTGATACTAATTGGATGATACAATCGGAAAATTTTGATTTATTATTTGAAGAATTTAAGAAGAGAGAAGGTACTGTTATCTTTCCACAAATAGATTATCTTTTAATAGATGAATTTCAAGATATTTGCGATAATGAATATGAATTTATTTTTGATACTTTACGCCCAAGTGAATATATGGTGGTAGGGGATTCATGTCAAAGTATTTTCGGCTTCAAAGGGTCTAATTTTCAATATTTTATGGACTTAATAGATAATCCAAGTATTACTACTTTTGAATTAAATAATAATTATCGTTGCGGTGCGGATATAATAGATTTTGCAGAAACTTTCTTATGGCCAATAGAAGATATGTATAAGGTTCAATCAGTTTGCAAGTCAAATTTATTAGGCACTGTAGTAAAAGAAGAATTTTCTATTGATAATTTGTTATATGAATTAACTAATTATGATTATAAAGATATTTTTATTTTAACTCGCTCTAATAAAGAGATAGAAGAAATAAAAATGATATTGGATAAAGAAAATATTCCTAATGATACTTTTAAGAAATCTGATTTAGATTTAGGAAGTATGCAAGAAATACTTAAAAAGAATAGTGTTAAAATTTTAACAGTTCATTCAGCAAAAGGACTTGAGGCTAAAAAGGTAATAGTTTTAGGTATGAAACTTTGGAATAATGAAGAAAGAAGAATAGCTTATGTAGCAGCTACCCGCGCGCAAGAAGAATTAATTTGGTTAACTACTAAAAAGAAAAAAATACTAAGAGAAAAAGTTATAAATTGGGAGTAATAAAATGCAAACTAAAGAGGATTATTTAGAGTTTATCAGAGATTTAGAAAAAGTAATTGATTGGGTTGCTAATAATATTGAAACCGAAAATGCAACTATTATTATTACTTGGTTAATTAAAATGAACAAAAAATTAGAAAAAAACCTTAATAATTTAATTGAATTAAAAGATAAAAAATAAATAAAATTATTGTCAAGATTTATATAATCTTGACTTTTTCTTTTTATTATAGTATAATATTTATAAAGAATTGAAAGGAGTTTTACATGGAAATTCAAATTGATAAACAAGATATACAAGAAATTGAAAATAATTACGAAAAAATTTCAAAATTTTTAGTTAATAATTTTTGTTCTTTTCCAGCTTGTTATTTTATTCTTCAAAGTATTGAAAATGCAGTCAACGATGCAAAAGAACAAATGAACAAGGAGGTATAAATGACTAATTATGATGCTAGTTCAATAGAACAACTTACTTTTAGAGAAGGTTGTCGAAAGCGTATTGGTATTTACTTAGGAAGTGCTGATATGTCTGGCGTAATTGCAGGTTTTTTAGAACTTGTAAATAATGCTACTGATGAAGGCTTAGTCTGTCCTACTGCTACTAAAATTGAGTTAGAAATTGGCAATGACTGGGCAAGTTGTAGAGATTATGGTCGAGGCATGCCACACGGCCCAAATGATTTTGCTAAAGAAGTAATGATTAATTTACTTACTGAAAATCATTCTGGTGCGAAATTCGATGATAATGCTTATGGCGGAAAATCAAGAGGCTTAAATGGTACAGGCAGTGCTAGTACTTGCTGCAGTAGCGATTGGTTTGAAATTAGTAGTTATAGAGATGGTGCAGAATGGTTTATGCGTTTTGAAGATGGTATTCCACTTTATGAAGAATGTCAAAAGAAACCTTTAACTTGCGCCAATGGTACTTTTATCAAATATAAACCAAGTCAAGAAGTATTTAATGCAGAAACTATTAAGTTTGATTTTGATAAAATTTGTAATATAATCAAAGAGTATTCTTACTTTAATAAAGGTATAGAATTTATTGTTAAAAATGCTAATACTGGAGAAATTGTTAAATATAAAAGTGAAAATGGGTTGATTGATTTTGCGAAAGAACATATTAAAAATCCAATTCATAAAACACCAATCCAAATCTCTATGTCTGAAAATGATATAGATATTGAAATTATAATGCAATGGACAAAAGGCAAAGAGCAATTTTATCTCTTTTCTAATGGTGGAGAAAATCCAAATGGCGGCACTCCAATTACTGGGATTAAAACTGCAATTACTAATTTTATGAAAAAGCAATTTAAAAATGATTTTGATAGTGATATGGCAAGAACGGGATTAGTGTATATTTGTTCTGTCAATCTTAAAAATCCTATTTATGATGGACAAACAAAGACTAAGATTACCAATCCAGAATTACGTGGTTTAGCGCAGCGCGCAGCAGGAATAG